GGACCAGAGACGGCGGCGGTGCCAGTGATCGAGACGCTGCCGCTCACTGGCTGGGTGGCCTGGTAGAACGTGCCGCTCACTGGTACCGCCGTGGCGCGCAGCTGCGCATCTGTCAGGCCGCCGCCGCTGCTGCCGCCGCCGGGTGATGTCAGATCATCGATGAAGATCTGCAGACGATCTGCAGAGCTCATTGACTGAGTGCTGAACTCCAGGGTCAGCGTGGTATTGCCGCCGCCGGTGGTGCGCACCGCACCCTTTGATGGGACGTTGAACTGATAGAGGATCGTGCCGCTGGTCACGTTCGTGATCAGCAGGAACTGCTCCAGCGTGTAGGTGCCAGGGACCACCACCGTGCCGGCATTGGCGGCGCCAGGTGTGAAGGTGTAGCTGGTGAGCAGTTGCTTTGACATCAGTCCATCACGATCTGGAAGGCTGTGTTGTTGTCCGAATCATTTACCGATGCTGGCGTGGTCGTGATTGCCAGCGGCACCCGGCAGAAAGTGCCATCGTCAATCCGCATCGGCTTGTGCTCCACAATGTAGGCAGTTCCATCGACCGTGATCGAGTCGCCGTAATCGAGGTCGCCAAACTTTGAGGTCTCAGCCGTCAGCATGTAGGGGATGAACACCACATCGCCGCCAAGCGCCTCTTCGCTGTTCTGATCCAGAATGCCAAGGCCTGATGCCGTGGCGGTTGTGCAGGTGACGCCGAAGTCGGCAAGGAAGGCCGTGGGGGTTTCGGTGATCACGCAAAGATCCTGCTAGGGGTGGCCGGAGTGACGACATACGGCAGCCACGCTTTAGGCGGCTCGCCGATGTAGTTGACGTGCCAGCCGCTCAGCAGCACGGGTGGGGTGATCACCTTGCCTGTGTCGGGGTCAAAGGTGCCGCCTCGGTAGATATGCCCTACGCAGTCGAGGGCGTGAGTGTGGCTGGCGGTGAGGGGATGCGTGACGCCTTCCTCGTCGGTGTAAAGAAGACCAGCAGCATCCAGCGCAGCCATGCCGGTGGATTCGTCGGGAAAGCGGATGTAGTGGGTCATCGCGTGATCGCCTGCAGGGTGGAGTCAGGCAAGCGGGTTGGCCAGTAGGTGAGGCGGCGGATGGTGCCGTTGGTCAGTTGCCCAGAGACAAAGTTTTGGCCGATAAACAGGCGATCTGGTGTTGGAATGGTTGCGGATGTGTCCTCGGTTCCAATCTGTCCGTTTGTCGCAAGGTTGATACTATTCAGTTTATAAGCGGCTGCCACTGCAAAACGAGCGCCTCCAGAGATAACTGGCCCTGCGCCTACATCCGCCTGCGTAACCGCTCCATCCAATACGGCAATCCCTAGCAATCCGACACTACTGCGACGTATAAACATGCGTTCATTGCCTGCTGCATCTGAAATGTCTGCGGCAAGCTGAACAATTGTGTTTACTGGCGCTGAGTTTACATCCGCAAACACCGTCCCCTCATCCTGCCGATACCAACTACTAAAGTTCGCCCCCGTAATGCTGGCAACGTCCGCGCTGCGGGTGGCGGCTGCGGTGGTGGTGGGGATCACACTGGTAGCAAAGGCACCCTGCTCTAGCTGGGCATTGGTGACACTGCCCGTCACCGTCAGGATCAACGTCCCGGCAGTTGGCGTGAATGTCAGCGTTGTCCGCGCCGGAAATGCACCGCTGCCAATCGCTGGGCCTGCCGTGCTTGCTCCAGATAGCGTGACGGTTCCCGATCCGTAAAAAGACAACGTGTAAGCTACCGCTGCAACGGTAATAGATTGCGTTCCCAATGTTGCGCTGTTAAGTAGCAGGTTCGTCCTCTGCTCCTCCACCAGCAGCCCCAGGCTTTCGCGGGTCGAAGGGTTGTGGTCAAACCTTGGCACGTTTGTGGCAGCCGTTTGCAATGTGCCGTTGCTGTCAATGTAGGTTGCGCTGCTTGCACGGGTGAAAGTGATCCGTGGATCCAGGTTTTTCTGCAGAGCAAAGCGCAAGTCAAGCGTGGCAGATGAAAACTGACTGCCCTTGTATCCAGCCATCGAGCCACGAATGCTGGCCTTGACGCTGCTCCTTAGTTGCTTGCCCAGCAATGCCGCCATGCCTTCACTGCGCTCCTACGAAGCCAGACACGGACGGCGTGCCACCGCTAAGGCTCACCAGGCGCATCCTGACGTAGCGCACCGGAGCGCTGCTGAGGATGTAGCCCGTGGTGCCGTTGGCGGTCAGCGTGGTGTCCGAGTTGTTCTGGTCCAGGTTGAAGTAGCTGGTGCCATCCAAACTGCCCTCCATGCGGATCACCACGTTGGTGCCAATGCTGGCAACGGTCACCTGGAACGCAATATCGCGCCCGCCAATCTCAATGGCGCTGCTGGTGCCAGCAGCTGTGAGTGTCGTGAATGCAACGACGCCAAAACTGGATTGATCGCCAAGTGCCATGGGTTACTCCTTGGGGTTGGTGGTGACGGCCTTGGCCTTTTGTGCCGGCTTGACTTCTGCCACCGGCTCAACCTGATGCGCCACCAGGGCGAACTGCGCATCATTGAGATCCAGCTCGGCGCCAGGTTCAAACACCTGCTCGCCAAGGTGAACAAAAAAGCCGGATCGAACCTTGAAGCGTGCCATAAGAAAAAGGGGCCGGATGGCCGGCCCCGGTTGTTGTGCAGGAATCAGGCGATGATGTCGGTGATCGCAGCAAACGATTCAGGGTGGCGAACAGCGATGTCCACCGTCTGCATCGTGCGGATGTCAACCGAGCCGGCGTTGTAACCGCTGCCGTATGGGTTCGGGAGCACCTCGAGCGCCCCCCAGAGGCCGATCACCAGCTGGCTGAAATCACCGAAGATCAGCGCGCTCAGGCCGGTGCCGGTGCCCTTGGTCAAGTTGGCCGGAACCTGGTTAGAGCGATACATCGGATAGCCGTTCACGTTGATCGGCGTGCCCAGGGTGGTAACGCCATCTTGTGCCGACCAGAGGTATTCCCCGTAAACCGATTTGAGCTGCTTGATGGCGCTCAACACCTTGGCGTTGGTCAGGTAGCTCAGGTTGCCATTCAGTGCATTGGCGACATCGACAGCGCGTTCCAGTTGAATCAGCTGGTCAAGGCCACTGGTGCTGGAAGTGCTGGCGTTGGCCAGCGCGGCGCCGTTGGTGCCCATGGCCACCGAACCGATGCTCGCCTGGTTCAGGATCCCTTTGGGCTGACCGGAAGAACCGGAGCCATTGATGGCGGCTAGGTCGATGCCCAGAGCCATCACCTTGGCAAGATCGTTGCGAACAACCATCTCAATGTCAGGGGTGGCCTGCTGCAGCGCCAGGCGGCTGTACTGCGAGCGAGCGCCGATCTGCTTGGGCGAAAGGGTCACCTGGTCAAACAGGGCTTCCGCTTCAGTGATGGAACTTGCCTCAGTCACCCAATAGGTGGCGGTTGCCGATGTTTGCCTTGGGATTGCCACGTTGCCGACCAAACCGGTCAGCATCGTGGGCCCGAGACTCATGATCAGGGCCTGGTTCCGGAGGACTTCGATGAAGCTGCCAGCCAGGAGGTTGGTGGCCACCAGGTTGCCGCCGGTGGTGGCGGAACCCACGGCATAAGCTGCCCGGACCTGCAGGTTGTGGGGCATGAAGAAGCCCGACGTGGCCTTGCCCGTTTGCCGCTCAATCTCGGCAGAAACCTCACGCTCCAGGCCGGCCTCGCTCCAGTTGCCGGAGATAGCGGCGTTGATGGCGCGGACCAGGCTGTATTCGCGCTGTTCCTTGGCGTTCAGGTCAACCGAGCCGGAGCTCTGGTCGATCGGTTCGGGCTTGACGTTGATCTTGTCGAGGATGGCCTGGCGGGCCTCGTCCAGGCTGCGGCCGGACTCGACGCACTGGCGGGCCAGGTCAGCGAAACCGTGGCGCTCGCCCAGGGCGGTGATGGAGCTGATGCGGTTGCGCTCGGCGGCAGCTGCCTCAGAACGCACCGCCTCGATGTTGAGGTCGGACATGGGAATGGGGGGTTGAGGGGTGGGGATGGAGGCAGCAACCTCCTGAACGGCAGGTTCAGGCTCAGGAGCCCGAGCCTGTGGCTCAATGACGGGAAGCGCACGGATCGGCACTTCTCGCTCGTCGTGATCGGCGCTGCGGCCGATGCCGACGGTGGGGTCGGCTGGGATTGAAACCAGCGACACCTCGAAAGGCATCCAGCGCTCGGCGGTGAACGTCTGCATCTGGCTGTCGTCGCGCTTCTCGCCAGCGGCCAGTTCCATCACGCGATAACCAAAGGAGACGTTCCGCAGGATCCCGTCCTGCACGTCCTGCTGAACCTGCTGCGCCTGGGCGCTGCTGCTGAACCTGGCGGTGGCATAGCCGCGGTCACCTTCAATCCAGCTGCGCTCCACCACGCCGATCAGCTGATTCGGATCGTGGTTCAGCAGCAGCGGCGCACCGTCATTCAGGCGGCTCAGGTCTGCAGCACCCTGCGCATGGCTGAGCACCTCGTTGCCGAAGTAACGCTCAACCGGATAGGTGGAGCTGAACGGGAACGAAATCGTGCGTGATTCGGTGTCGATCTGCGCGCCGTCAATCGGTGCGGATCGGGTCAGGCTTGGGAGCTTGATTCTGTCCATGGCCACAGACTAGGAATCGGCGGGGATTGAATTGCCTGGATCTTGCGCGTCAGGCGGCGCCGCCGGCACCTGCTCGGCGCCCTTGGCGTCCACCGTGGCTGGGTCGGTGTCAAACACCAGGCCAAGCTCAGCGGCCAGCTCCAGCTCACGCGCGCGCGTGGTGAACAGCTCCTCCAGGTCGCCGCCGCCCTGGGCCACCACATCGCCCTGCGTCATGAAGCCGCAGCGGACGGCTTCCTTGTAGGACGCCACCTCCTTCTGCGGATCCACCCAAGCCCAGCCGCGCGGTAGCCACCGGGCCTGGTTGTAGCGGCCAGGGTCCGCGTCATAGCCCGGCAGATTGAGCGCACCGGCCAGGGTGGCCATCTCTAGCCAGACATCAAACACCCGCTGATGCAGACTCTCGATCAGCCAGGACTGCTCCACCCGGTAGCTGTCACGGGCCTCGATCAGCTCCAGCCGGGCGCTGCTGTAGTTGGTCTGGCTGGCATCACCCGACAGGCTGAAGTACGGCACGCCGATGCCCACAGCAATGCTGCGCAGGCAAGCGCGCATGAATGGCTCAAACGTGGTCGGCCGGTTGAGCTGCGGCACCGTGACAGTTTCGCCCGGGGCCAGGTAGCTCCACTTCCCCGGCGCCCAATCAACCACCTGCTGGCCGTCCATCACGCCATCAGAGAAGCCATCCAGGCCGCCCTCGGGTGATTGGATGAAGCCCATCAGCGCAGCGCCGGCCCTGGCCGCCACCAGCTCGGAATCGGCATAGCCCTCCAGCTGATGCAGCCGCGCCAGCGCCGAAGCAAAGCGCGTCACACCACGGGTTTGCCCGGGCCTGTCCTGGTGAAACAGATGCACCACGTCAGCCGCTGACACTCGGATGCGCTTCTGGTATGGGTTGGTTTTCTGCCCGTACTGGTAATCGAAGGGATGACGGGGGAAGAAGTGGTAGGCAATCGGCCGTTTCCATTCGTCAATCTCAATCCCCATCCGAATCTCATTGCCGTTCTCGCCCACGCCGTTGTAGTTCTCGTCCAGCATCTCCGCCTCCAGCACCTGCAGCGCCAGCGGCACCTTGGAGCGGCCCATGGACTGACGCACCAGGCGGATGAACACCTCGCCGGATTCGACCACCGAGGCATAGGCCAGGCGCTCGATGTCGTTGAAGCACAGCAGGCCGGCAACGTCGGCGCTGTCCTTGCGGCACCACTCAGCCCAGCGGCTCTCGATCGCGTCGTTGATGGCCGAGTCAAGCCGGCCGCCGCCGCGTTGCATCCGTACCTGACTTTGAAACACCACGCCCTGGCCGACCACGTTGTCGGTCAGCTTGCGGACGGCGTTCTTGGCGTAGTCGTTGTCACGGACCAGCTGCCGCGCGCGGTTGCGCAGCGTCATGGCGCTGCCGCGCACCTCCGCGTCCTGGCTGGTGCCCAGCGTCACCCAGTCGGACGTGAGCCGGTTGAACAGCGCACCGCCAAACGTGCGGCGCCGGATCGGCGGCGTGCCTGCTGGTGCCTTCAGGCCCAGCCGCTCACGGATCGAGAAGCCCAGACCGAATGCCATCAGATGAACCTCACGAACGTGGAGCCGGGATTTCCCAGGCCATTGGCCACCCGTTCGGCGGCCAGCTCACGCGCCACCCGCGCCTTGAGGCGTGATTCCAGATCGACCAGCTCGGCCAGGCTGAACTTCTCCAGTTGCCGGCTGCCGATCATGTAGCGCTTGACAGCGCCGCCACTGATCACCGCGCGGATGGCCGCCTGCACCGCTTCCAGGTCAATCTGCGACTGGGTGCGGCCGTCGTAGCTGGCGGCGGTGCCGCTGTAGCTCAGGGCTGCAAGCACCTTGCTGGTGCCAGTGCCGATCGTGTGCGCGTCGCTTCCCTTGACCGCCCGGGTTTGCCAGTACCAGGCTCCGACCGTCATGCCCAATGACGTGGCCGCGCTGATCGTGCTTTCCCAGGCCTGGCCGTTCACCGCTGCTGACACCGTGATGCCGCCGGCGCCAGTGGCCTGGCTGCGGAAATAGGTGCTCAGGCTCCAACCATCAGCCGGTGTGATCGGGTTGCCAAACGCATCCGTGGTGGCGTAGTTGCGCCACTGCACGGTGTCGCCTGCCCGGAACTGGAGCGGGAGAGTCATGGCCTCAGGCTAGGAATCCTGAGTTCACCAGTTCGTGATGAATGACGTCTGCTGCGATGGCGGCCGCTGCTGCCGCTGCGGTCGCGGCGCCGGCGCAGCCTGCAGCGTGGCCTCGATCTGATCCCACATCGTCGCGCGGTTGTAGCGCCTGGCCACCAGCTGCAGCGCGGCATAGGCCATGCGGGTGCAGTCGCCGGCTTCGTCGCGAGAGCCGGCAGGCAGCGCCCAGCTGTAGGTGGTCTGGCCCTTGTCGCGCTTCGGCATACGCTTCCAGGGGAACAGCTCGGCCAGGAATTGATCGGTACTGGCTATGCCGAAATGCAGGTAGCCCGGGCCAGGCTGCTCGTTGCGCAGCCTGCCTTGCAGGTGGTTGACACTGGCGTCATAGCCGACGTTGAACAGCAGCACGCCGCGTTTGGTGATGCCCTGGTTCTTGCGGTTCACGTCCACCGGCACGCCGCGGCCGATCAGCGGTTTGCCCTTCTGGTGTGCGCCCTTCATCGGCACCCAGCTCGATGTACGGCTGCGGCACCAGTCGCGCACCTCATGCGTGGCATAGCCGCCGTCGTCAATGCCGCCCATCGTCAGCTTGAGCTCGGTGCCATCGGCCTTGCGCCATCGCGTCTTGGCGATCTGATCGAGCTGGGCCAGGGTTTCGGGCTGCTGCGGGTCGCCATCAATCTCCCAGTGCCCCAGGTGCCAGCCCTCCTCACCGCGGCCCCAGCCCCAGACCGTCAGCACCAGCCGCTCGCCGGCGGTGCCACCGCCGCCCTGCACGTCAACGCCGGCGGTGATCAGCAGCACGCCATCAGGCACTGTGTCTTCCAGGTAGCCGTTGCCGGCTGCTTCGTTCTTGCGCCGCTGGGCCAGGCCGTCGCCGGTCAGCTTGCCGCTGATGGAGTCTTCCCACGGCTCGCCCAGCACCGTGTTGCGGAAGGTCTGCATCGCGTCGGGGTCGCCCTTGCGCATGGCGTCGAGGGCCTCGGCGTGCTCACGCACCAGCACGGTCCAGTCCGCTGCGGGGGAGTAGCTGTAGGCCGCCCAGATGTGAAAGCTCACCAGCCCCGGCTGCTGACTGATCGCCGTGGGGCGCCATTCGCCGCGCTCCACCATCCAGCGTTTCTTGCTGTGCGGGATCGGCTCGGCGCAGTTCTCGCAGCTGTAATGGCCGGCGTGCTCACCCTCGCGGATCATCTGCTCCCAGCGCAGCACCTGCATGGCCTGGCAGAACGGGCACGGCACATAGAACCGCCGCTGGTCACCGCGCAGGAAGGCTTCTTCCGTTTTGCCGCCGGCGAAGATCGGGGTGCCGCCCTGGCCGATCTTGCGGTCCCAGTAGTAGTCGGCCCGGTTGCGGCCCAGCTTGATCGGGTCGCCCTCGTCGAGCTTGGGGTAGGCGTCGACCTCATCGAACAGCACCACCTTCCGCGACTTGCGCCGGAAGCTCCGGCCGCTGGCCGCGTTCACGATGTCAATCAGCCCGCCATTGCTCAGCTGTTTCAGCAAGATCGTGTTACTGGCGGTGTTGCGGGCCTTGCTCTCTGAGATCAGGCCACGCAGCACCGGCGTGTCCTCAAACAGCGGTTTGATCTCCTCCTTCGAGTAGCCCTCCGCGTCTTCCTTCACCGGCTGCACGATCATCACCGGGCAGGGATCCTGGTGGCTGAAGAACTGCACCACCACGCCGAGCATCTTCGTCCAGCCCACCCGAGCGCTCTTCATGATCGCCACCGTCTCCACGGCTGGATCGGTGAAGGCGTCAAGAATCTCGCGCTGGTACGGCAGCGTGCTCCACCTCCCTTTCTCGGCGGCGTTGCCGGTCATCACCGCAAACTCATCGGCGTACTCGCTCAGCCGTAGCCGCGGCGGTGGCTTGAAGCCAGCCAGGATCTGCCGGGTCAGCTCGCCCACGTCGGCGCTGATCATGCCTTCACCTCCCCGGCCGCCAGCTCGTCGAGGGCCTCACGAATCAGCGTGGTCAGCAGCTCCACCTCCTCAATCTCCAGGTGCGGGATGCGCTGCTTGGCCGTGCTTGGCACGCCCAACAATCTCGTGCGCGTGATGTTCACCGCGCCGCCCCAGGCCAGCTCCACATCCTCGCGGCGCAGCAACAGGCCTTCCTGCGTCTTGCGCTGGAGCTCCAGCAGATTGGCCTTCTCGAACTCGCTGCGGGCGCGGCTGTCGTTGTAGGCCGGCAGCTCCTCAGGTTCTGGCGCCCTGGGCGGTGGTAGCGGCGGCTGCTTGGGTTGTGGCTTGGTGCGCTCGGCCAATGGCCGCAGCGGCTGCGGTGAATCCGTGCGCGTTCTGGTGATCGCCGCCCAGCGTTGCTCCAGTGCGTCGCGCTCGATCAGCGGGTTGCCATCTGGCCCCGGCACCGTCTCCAGCTCGTTGCGCTGGATCTTGCGGTAGATGCTGCCGCGACTCTTGAGCCCGAGCACCAGGGCCGCTTCCCCAACCGTAATCAGCACTTAGAGCGGCTTGTCACACCTTGTCACAGGCTAGGGAACATGTGACAAGGTGCTGTGACAACACCCGGGGATCGTGCGCCATGGTGCCCAGGGGTCGCCTTGTTGCGAGGGGTTCTCAAGTGAAAAATCGGGCTGCTTGGCACCGCCACTACCCCCTCGCCCGGGAAGGACCCGTTGATTGCCGTGATCAATTTTTGTCATAGCCGCGGGCGATGTCGTCCATCTTCTTCATGAAGCCCTTGACAAATTCATCGTTGATCAACCGCGCCGCCGTGGCCTGGAGCTCGTCTGCGTAGCGACCTTTGCCCAGGAAGATCGAGCCGATGGACGGACCGTAGAGGCTGTGGATCTTGCCTTTACTGTCCTTGCGACCGACCAGCTCGTTCCCGTTCTTACCGATAAAGACGAATGCACCGGTGTAACGGTGACGGCCATCGGCCCTGATCACCATGGCCGTCAACGGTTTGCCTGGCTTGGTTGGCTTGCCCCAACCCATGCCACGGCCTAGGCCTGGCTGGCCGGTGGCCCTGGTGCCTGGCTTCATGCCGAACTGCGCCAGTGTTGGTGAAGTCCTGGCAAATCGAATGCTGGCGAATGAGGCATCAGGTGCAATGTAAGCGTTCTTGATGTCCTGCTTGATTCGCGCTGATTTGATGTTGTAGCGCTGGCCGATCTCCTTGGCCACTTGTGTTCTGATTGCAGCCGTTGCCTTGGTCAGGCCAGCGCGTTGCGCCTTGGCGAAGTTCTTGGGATCAGTGAACTCCACCATCTTCTGCAGCTGGCTGAGGCCTTCCAGCTTGATGGTGATCCCTGCCATCTCTCACCCTGCGCACATGCACCACAGTCTGGTCAGGGTGCAGCTGCCGGTAAAGCCAGCCAGCTGCCCAATGTGACCGTGCCTTGATGGCGTGATCCTGCGTGCGGCGTGGGTCGTTGTCCACCTGAGTCGTGACCAGCCAGGCAATCACGGCAGCAGCCGCTCCAGCTCATTGCGCTGCACATCCAGATCCGATGGCAGCGACCATTCGCAGAAGTCCTCGCCGTCAATGCTGGTGACCACAACGCTCTGGACAGTGTTCCAGCTGGCGACCCAGTTGAGGATCAGCTCTTGCCACCACTTCAGCCAGGGATTTGACCGCTCGATCAGCCAAGAGAGCGATGCCGAGCGCTTCATGGTGTCCCAGGGGCTGGGACAGGCTACGAATGGCAGATCAACCACGGATCTCCCTGATCTCGATCTGGCAGCCCTCCAGCTCGCCGGGCAGCGCGTATTCCTTGGATGCCACTACAAACGCGACCTGGCTGTCGTCGTGGAAGAGCACACCGGTGAGGCCATCCAGGGTGCTGCGCTGCAGCTTGTCGAGATCCGGCCGCGTGATGTGCGACGACGGTGCTGACGGTTTGAGCTTGCCTTTGGCGTTGTAGTGACCTTTAGGCCTGGCAAAGCGAAACAGCAGATGCAGGTAGACCGGCTCAGCCGTGATGGCCAGGCCGGTCTTCAGTGCTTCCTGCCTGACCGCTTCACGCCAGGGCTTCACCTTGGCCGATGACTCCACCATGCGGCCACCGCCGACATGGCGCTTTGATCCTTGTGGCGCCGGGGTCAGGCCAAGGACGTGAAAGATCACTCCTCAATCACCCGGCTCAGCGTGGCAAGGCTGATCGCGTTGATGCCGCCGCGGCCCAGCGCTTCGCGCTGGTGCTGCAGCAATGCCTGGATGCGGCGGCGTTCGTCGTCGCGGCCCTGCTGGTAGGCCGCAGCGGTGGCAGCGGCGCTGGTGGCGTGCTCAATGGCTGCTGCGGTGTGGCGGTCACGCTCAAGGCGTTCGCGTTCCAGTTCAGCCGCGGCCTGCTCGATCAGATCGCAAACGCTGGCGCGGATGCGCTCCAGTGGCTTGATCATTCCTCGGCCTCAGCGCACAGATAACGCGCGGCGTCCTGCAGGCTGAGCGGCCGGCCGGCCATCTCTTCCAGCACGATCAACTCACCGGCCAGGTGGACCAGCACCATGCGCGCGGTGGTGCTGAGCCAGGTGGCGCTGGAGTCGGCTTCCATGATCGCTTCGGTCATGGCCGAAACGGTGCGATCAACCAGGGTGTCCTGGGTGCTTTGAGTGATGTTCATGGCTTGGGTGCGCGGACGGTCCAGAACGGTGCGCCAGTGGTGGCGGTAGCGGTGCCATCGGCCTCGGCGGCCTTCCTGGCGGTCTTGAGCTGCTGCTCGATGGCTTTGACCGGCTCGGGATAGTCCCAGCTGCGGCGGCCGGTCGACCAAGCAAATGACCAATCAGCGTGGCTGAAGCCGCCCGGGTCGAGCTCACCGGCATCAACCAGCTCGCTGAGCCGATCGAGAACGCGCTCATCAAGCGCCCTGAGGCGCGCCAGGCCCGTTCTCAGCTCGATCAGGTAGTCCAGGAGGTCATCAACGCCCAAGGCGCTCAGATCGGCCTCAGAAGCCCGAGCAAGGTCAGCCATGGATGATCACGGCGAAGAAGGCGGCAAAGAAGGCGCACAGGGCCAGGTCGCCAAAGCGTTGGCTGCTTGTGAATCGTGAGTTCATGGTCGTGGTGCTGGGTGGTGGCAGGCTCAGGACTCTGAACCTGCCGGGATCTTAGGGAACGGCTAAGGGATCTGGGAATCCCTGCTGTCACGAACTGAAACCAGGCTCAGAAGCCCGAGCCTTCCAGGTCGCCCAGGCGCCAGCCCAGGCCATGCGGCACTCAGCGACGCTGTAAAGCGGGCTGAAGGTGGTCTGGCCAGGGCGGCACCAGATGGTCTGCCCGGCGTCGTAGTGCTGGCCATTCGTGGCCTCCAGCGCCATGTAGCCCCCGAGCTGCACGGCGGTGGAGTAGCTGCTGCCGTTCTCACCGAGGGTCTTGAGGTCCGCCAGGATCCGTCGGCCGTCGGCGTCGATGTAGGCGCAGTCAAAGGTGCCAGCAACGCGGCGCTGGATGCAGCAGGTCGGGCGTTCGCTGGCGATCACCTGGAGGCTGTCCCAGCGCTCGTGGGTGATCAGCGGCTGAATCCAGTCGGCATGGTCACCATCGGCCAGCTGCCGCAGCTCATCGTTCATGTCCTGCTGCAGGAACAGCTCCAGGGCCTTGTGGGTCTGATTGCCGCGCGACTCCCAGGTAGCGCGTGTGGCCTCGATGCGCTCCATGGCCAGATCGGACTTCAGGACGGACAGGACGCCGGTGACGCTGATGGGGAACTCCACCTCTCCCAGCCAGTAGCGGTGGCCAGGGTCGCGGCGGCGAAGGCCGGGGATGGGTTGGAGCCAGGGGTGCGGGGTGGGCATGGGTGGTGAAGGGGTGGGGGGTCTCGCGCGCGTCGTGGGACGTCCAATGTGACTCCATCGGATCAGACTCCAGAGCCTGACTCACTTTTTGGTCGGTCACATGCCTGTCACCATGTGACTCCCGCGTGCCAATTCTGAAATTGGACTACGGGAGTCACATTGTGACTGCCATGTGACCTGCCTTAAACCCTCTCTATGACTACCTTTTTTAGACATAGAGTCACATGAGGACGCACGTAATTAAGGGGGCATCGATCGGTCCTCGTTCGAGGCGAACCACTGAGCGCCCAGCGGCGTGAGCTTCCAGTGGCCCGGCATCGACTGGACCCGAGCGATCATTGGCCGCCTGCCGCCGCTGGCCCTGGTGATCGAATTGGCCACCGTGCCGCGGCTGTAGCACTTGATCCGGCCCAGCTCAGCAAACAGGTCCTTGCGGTGGAGGCTGGGTTTGCCCTGCTCCATCGCCTGCCAGAGCAGCAGGCCGATGCCATGGCGCACATCACGGATCACCTCCGTGGCGGCCGTGACCTTGAGCGCGCCGGTGTCCTCATCGATCTGGTAGTGGAACTCCCGAGCTGTTCCCTGCCGGCACTTGCGCACGACCCATGCGCGCAGCTTGGTGGAGTAGCGGGTTCGCTTGGGTTTGGGTCCAGCGAACCCGTCGTTGTCTTCGCCTTCCGGCACCATCTCCAACGCGTGCACCATCGATGGGATTTCCTTCCATGCCTTGGCGCCTGCGGCTTCACCGCCGGCGGTGCCGTCGTGATTGAGCCATAGGACGGACGTGTGGCGGCAGATCACCTCCTTGGTGAACGTGAGCAGCGCGGTCACCTGGCTGTTGTCGCAGTAGTTGACATCTGCGCGGGCCGTGACGGCCTTGCAACTGTCGATCACCACCAGGCGGATGGGATGGGACCGCACGAAGCCCAGCAGCGCCAGGCAGCCGCGCAGTGATGCCTCCCAGCCGAGCGCGCTCTGCTCGGGGTCGTGCGCCCAGACGTGGAACCGGCTGCCATCGCCAGACGCCGCCAGTGCCGGGTGATCGGCCTTGCCCAGCTCCTGCAGGGTGCGCACCAATGGCGCCGGGCCGGAGTCTGCGGCGATCATCAGGACATCACCCTGAAGCGGCAGGGAATCGCGGTCAAGGAAGCCGGTGCCATCGATCACGGCAAAGGCCATCGCCAGCGCTGCCGTTGTCTTGCCGGCACCGGCCGGAGCGAACAGCAGGGTCTGATCATTGGCCGGCAGGAAGCCTTCCAGCAGCCAGTCAATGCCGACCACCTTGGACAGGTCGATGGAGCGGTAGGACGGCCGTTGCTGTGGCGTCGCGCCATCGCTGCGTTGCTCCTGCTCGGTGAGAAGCCGGAACAGGGCCGCCTGCAGTTGACCGTCCGTGCGTCTGAAGCGCGCCATGAGCTCAGCGCGGATCGTCATCTCGTCGTCGTCGTCACCATCGCGGATGGCGGCCAGCAGCAATGCCAGCAGCTCGCGGTAGGTGGCGGGCGGCGCTGCGGTCGGCTCTTCGTGGTCAACACCGCCTGATGGCTTTCCCGGCTGCTGCTGCTCCTGCCGCGGCCGCTGGTACCTGTAGCCGTCCTGGCCGGCCATGTAGTGGAGCGTGCCGATGCTGACGCCACTGCCTTTGAAGCTGGCCCACTTCGCCAGGCATTCGGCCTCGTCGAAGCTCGAGCACCCGCGCGACCATGCCAACCAATCAGTGAGCAGCCCTGGATCCACCGAATGCAGCGCCATGCCGACGGATAGCCAGCCGTCGTAGTCCTCGCGCGGCCGGATGTGCGCCAGCAGGTCCAGGGCGCGCGGTACGTCCGCTTCGGTGCTGGGTTGGTGCTCAGCTGCGGCCGGTTCGTCGTGCGGCTTGTGCAGGGCCGCCAGCAGCCATTCCGGCGCGTCGGCCACCTGCAGATCGGCTGGTGACTGCCCAGGCAGCCAGGAGTAGCCACCGGTGTCAGGGTGCGCACCAGCGATGACGGACTGGTGCCCGGTGCCGCGCAGCTCCAGGACGATGCGGCCGGCGTCATTGCGGAAGACGCGACGACCGCGCAGATGGGGCCATAGGTCACGCGGCACGCGGTAGGCCATCTGCCGGCGGTTCGGCAAGCCTGAGGTCCAGCCGACGGTCTTGGGCAGTGCGGACCAGACACGGCCGAACTCCTGGCGGAAGCGTGCGACGGCACCGGATCCATCGAAGTCAACGGCGATCACGCCAGACGCTTCACCCAGCACCAGGCCAACGGCCTTGACGAAGCTGGAATCCGCCAGCTCGGCGATGCCATCAGCGTCGTGGGTGGCGTTGGCCCAATCCGTCTTGATCTCCCCGGTGGCGGGGTCTACAGGCCGCTTGAGGCCATCGCAGGGGATCAGCCGCCAGTCCGAATCCACCTGCTGGAGCTCCGCCAGGAGCTCGGCTGCCAGGGTCATCACTTCTGGGGTTCCGACTCGGAAGCCTGAGTCACGGGATCCGCCGCCATGGCCTGCTCCAGGGCCAGCAGCACGACGGCGTTGAGGGCCAGGCCTCTGCGCGTGCGCTGTGTTTCAAGCCATAGCCGCTGCGCCGGGGTTGGCCTGATATTTAGCGGGTTGCGTTGCATGTGCGACGATCAGCGTTCTGAGTTAAGGTAGCCGTTACGGCTCAGGCAAGCTACTCTGAACCTGCAAGCTAAGCCGGCGCTTTTGCCGGATACCACTGGATGACCCAGGCGCAGTTCACTGCGACGGCACCGCTGACCGTTGAGGTCAAGCTGTCCCAGATCGTTTTTGATGAAGGCCTGTACCCACGGGTTGAAGGCCACGACCCCGCCACGGTCCAGACCTACGTGCGCGACATGGAGCAGATCGAGGCGGCTGGAAAGCTGATCTCGATCAACGCCGACGGCGTGCTCTTGGACGGTCGCCATCGGATGCTGGCCTACAAGACCCGTGCCGATGGTGCTGACCCTGAAGTCCGGGTCTACCAGTACCCGATCAGCAGCAAGCTGGAATCATTCCGGCTGGCCTGCGAGCTGCAGGACCGTGGCTTTGCGCTGAACAACAACGACCGCCAGGCCAGCGCCAAGCGGCTGTATGCGCTGGGTAATCAAAGCCAAGCCGACATCGCCAAGGTGCTTGGCGTCTCAGCGCCAACCGTGAGCAAATGGCTGTCGCGCACGATCAAGGAGGAGAAGGAAGCCAAGCAGAAAAAGGCGCGTGAGATGTGGCTGGCCTGCGCCACCCAGGAGGAGATCGCCGAGGCGGTCGGGGTGCCGCGCCAAACCATTGACGGGTGGACGGCAGATTTTGCTGAAAGTTGCCTTGCGCAAGATTCGGCAAATCCTCCCGGCTTTGAGCCACCCATCTACAACGTCTGGAGGCAACAGGCCAAGACCAACGCCGTCAGCCATTTCGGCAATAGCGAAACGCGTTGGGTCGAGAACCTGCTGTACCTGTACACCAACCCAGCCGGCATCGTGGTGGATCCGTTCGGTGGTGGTGGGTCCACCATCGACGCCTGCAAGAAGTGGAGCCGCCGCTACCACGTCTCGGACCGCAAGCCGATTGTGGCGCGTGAGCATGAGATCAGGCTGCACGATCTCACCACTGGCCTGCCGTCGCTGCGCTGGAAGGATGTGGACCTGGTCTACCTGGATCCGCCGTACTGGAAGCAGGCAGAAGGCCAGTACAGCGACGACCCGACCGACCTAGCCAACATGGAGCTGGAGCAGTTCAACAAGGAACTGGCCGGGATCATTAACGGCTTCGCCAAGAAGCTCAAGGATTCCGCCAGCGATAAGCCGGCCTACATCGCGCTAATCATCCAACCGACGCAGTGGAAAGCGCCAGAGCGCCAGTTCACTGATCACGTTGGCGACATGTTGCGAGCGGTCAAGCTGCCGGTGAACATGCGCTACTCGGTGCCTTACGAGTCGCAGCAGTGCACCGCGCAGATGGTGGAGTGGGCCAAAGCTGCTAAGCGCTGCCTGGTGCTGACACGCGAGATCGTGGTGTGGGAGGTTCAGCGATGACACGCACCCGCGCCTATGGAGAAGATAGTGATTTCGGGGATTACATCAGGAGGCAGCCGTGCATGGATTCCCGGAAGCTTGCCGTTAACGACTGCGACTGGATGTTTCAGCGCTACAGAACGACCGTCGACAGCATCGGCACCAGGGAGATTCAATCCATTATGTGGGTTGAGGTCAAAACTCGGGGCGCGGTTCCGCGCAAAAGCCAGCTTGAAACTCTGTCTCTTTTCCATGAAGGAGCGTTAAGAGCTAGCAAGTCACCTTGGTCTAGGGGCGAAAAGGTAATTAGGCATCATGGCGTTTCGGTGCTTTCTTTTACTGGCACGTCTCCATTGAACTCTGAAGTGATCTGGTGGGGGAGGTTTAGGTCAGATGACCTAATGGATATTCATTGGCAAAAGGTCACAGAGGCTCAAATGATTGGCTTGTTGATGTTCGATCTTCATTCCGATAATCTCACGACTCAGCCTTACCGACGGCATCATAAGACCGGAGTTATTGAACAACTGGTCACGCTGCCAATCGGCCTGAGTACCTACGTCAAAGTTGAGGCTAGGTCGTGAACGTTGGACAACTTAACCCACGCGGCATCAACTGGACGCAGGTTTTGCGCGCTGCCGGGATTTCTGAGCCGCCATGGGAAAAGCCGGCGGTCGCTCTGCCGGCCACAGCAGACCCAGCGCTACCCATGCCTGATGAATCCGACAACTGGATGCACCGCTAGCCCCACCCCCACCCACCTATGACCAGCACCGTTTCTCACACCGTTTACCACGGCCTGCACGGCGTCGGGAGCCTGACCGTGAAGGCCAGCGCGCCTGTCTGGACAACAGGCCGATCCTGCTGGCTGGTGACGTTCACGCGTTACGGGACGCGCGGCAAGCAGCTCGATCAGTGCGCAGCCTGGATGCCAGGCGAGCAGGCCTGGGATCTGACGCGATGGGATCCCGGCAACAGCCGCCTGGTGCCTGCAGATGCGCTGGCCAAGGTCGAGGCCTGGCTAAAGGAGCAGGGTGATGGCTGACCATTTTCGTGGCACCACGGAAATGGCGCCCGCCCCACCCAGCCGCGCCGCCCTGGCGGCCGTGCTGGCTCAGGCTGCTGAGTCTGAACCGCTGCTGGCTGATGTGCCTGCTACGGAGATCACTTGGGGCCTGCAACGCGTTGATCTGGCCAGCGGCTGGAGCCTGTGGATCTCATGGCGTGACGGCGCCCTGGGACCACTGCTGCAGGCCACGGCACCAGATGGCAGCTGGTGGTCGTATGGCTGTGATCGCTGGCCGGACTGGAATGCCGGGCCTGATGCCGTGGTGCTCGATCCACTGCGGCATCTGATCACCGCAGAGCAACGCCAGCGGCTGGAGCACCGGCTGCTGAGCTGCAGCTGCTGGCCTGAACCAGACATGCCGCCGCGGCCGGCGCTGCTGCCGCTTGAGCAGCTCGATGAGCTGTTGGCGGAGCTAGTGGCTTCATGAATTGCCCTGCTTGCGGCGGACCGTCCAGGGTCAGCACCACTCGCCCGGTGATCAGCGCTGAAGGTGGCCGCTGCCGGTGGCGCGTGTGCGTCACCTGCGATCACCGCTGGTATAGCTGGCAGGCACCAGAGCAGCTGCTGCCGTCTTATGCGGTGCGCTGGCTGGCATCTGATGTGGCGATCGATGCCGCGGCGCTGCGTCGCCTGCGGGAGCAGCGGCCATGAGGGTTGCGCTGACGATGGAGGAGCGTGAGGCCAGGGTGCGGCGGATCCTTGCCCTCTCGCCGACGGCTTCTAACGCTGATGTCGCCAGCGCCACTGGCTATGTACGCGAGACGGTGCGGCGCGTGCGGTTTGGCTTGATCGATGCTGACGTGCTGCCAGAGCTGCCGCGCCTGGAGCTTGGCGTCGGCAATGTGTTTTGCCATCAATGCGTGCAATGGGGTCCAGGTGACGTACACGGAAACAGCCGCGGCCGTTGCGCCCTGGGGATCCCTGAATGCAGCCTGGAAGGCACGAGATGTGCGCGAGTCTGCAGCGCCTTCCATCGGAGTTTTTAGCTTTACGTGGTGCAGTGGTGCTAGGCCCCGGCTGTTGCTGTCAGTCGGGGTCTTTTTTTATGCCGGCTCGCAGCTGATGTCGACGCCGGATTCCTGGTTTGGCTTGAGCTTCAGCCAGATCCCACCCAGGCCCTTGGGCATCACGATCCGCTCGACTGCCCAGCCGCCACCATCGGCAAACTCTTCCTTGTAGGTGCCGGTTTGCAGGTGCCAGCGCTGCTCAATGCGCTGCTTGCCGGTGCTGGTCAGCCGGTAGCAGGGGTGTGAGACGATTGAGCGTTCGTGGTTGTGGCCATTGACCAGGATCGAAGCGTCCGGGGCGATGCCGGCATACCTGCCGCCGCCCATGGTGCCTTTGCTGATGATGCCGCCCCAGGCTCCATGGTGAAAGAACAGGCACACGCGGCGGGTTCTCTCGTCTCGCGTGCTGCCGGCCCGATAAAAGGTGAACCAGACGAAGCCCTGGTAGCGCATGTGCTCGACCGGTGAATCATGCCGATCGCGCATCAGCCGGGTCAGGTTCCCAAGCGGGTCAACTTCGTTGTTGTTGAGGACGGCGGTTTCGTGATTGCCATCGCTGACCATCAGGATCGTCTGGCTGAACGGCTTGAGAAAATCAGCCGCTTCGCTGAACACCAGATCGAAGTAGTTGCTGCCCAGGTGCTCAGGCCTGATGGAGCCCTTGCTGCCACGCCGATCGCGTTTGCCTTGCATCAGGCAGAGCACGTCCCCAAAGAACAGCGCATGGCCGCCGCGCCCCTGGGCCTGTTTCAGGTGCTTGCGCAGCAGCTCTCGATCGCATTTGGGGTTGTCAAGGTGGATGTCTGACGCCAACAGAAACTCATGGCCGTCCGCCTTTTCGTAGGGAATGCGGATCTCCAGCAGCTCAGGACTGTGGCGTAGCAGCTTGAGCCGTGGTTGGACCATGGGAGCCTCATCGGCAACCCAAGGCTAGGAATTGTTACCGATGGGACTGGTTGAAGCCGTTTGATGCTGGCCTTGCTCAAAAAACTCAGGGCAGTGGCGCTTGAGCTCATTGACCAGGTTTTCTACGTCGGGGATCCCAGTCGGGTCAAAGTCCGGCTTTGAGGCCTGCCGAGCCGCGATTCGGCGTAGGGCTGTGGCTGCGTTCATGCCGATCATCTTGAATCATCTCCATGCGACCGTCTGCGCTACGCAAGCATCTGCCGCACCTTCCAGCGGCTGCAGCCGAGACGCTCGGCGATGCGTTGCTGGCTGAGGCCGGATCGGCGCCAGCGCCGCGCGCGGTCCTGGTCGGTCTCAATGAACCAGGCGAGGAACAGGACGGGCATGAGCAGCAGGGCCAGGGCCCATGCTGCAAGGCAGGTGGTGGTCATGGTGGTGAATGCTGTGGGTTGATCGCCAGGGGGCAGCGCCCGCGCCTGGTGATCTGACCACTATATACCCCCGTACACCGACGCGAGCGTCAGTGGTCACCGGGTTACAGTCCGTCGCATGGGACGGCTCCATCTCGGCTACGGCAGGGTCAGCACCAGCAGTGGCGAGCAGCTCAGCGCGCTCGATGGTCAGCTGCACTGGCTGGCGGAGCAGGGCTGCGACCGGATCCTGTCCGACGTGGAATCAGGCCTCAACGTAGCCCGCGCCGACTACGGGCAGCTGCTGGAGCTGATCACCGCCGGGCAGGTCGCCACGATCAGCGCCACCCGGGCCGACCGGCTGGGCCGCGATGCACCGGAGCTGGTGCGCCTGGTGCAGGCCTGCGACCGCGCTGGCGTCACGGTGATCACCAGGGACGACGGCCGGCTGTCAGCGCGCACCGCGGAGGAACTGCTGCTGCTGTATGTCCGCGCCGCCCTGGCGCAGGGGGAAAGCATGAAGATCAGCCAGCGGGTCCATGGTGGCCTGGCTCAGGGCCGCGCCATCGGCAAGCCGATGCGCAAGCCGTGCTGGGGATACCAGCTGCGCGCGGATCGCCTGGCCCTGGAGCCGCACCCCATCGAGTTTGGCAAGGCGCAGCGCTTCATTCGGCACCTGCAGGCAAACCACTGGCGGATGGCTACCACGCTGCAGGAGCACCGCGACCTCGCGCCGTTCACCAGCTGCCGCGGGGTGCGGGCCTGGCTGCTGAACCCCACCCTGCGCGGCGGCATTGGCTACCACCAACGCGCGAACCACGCCTACGAAACGATCACCTGGGGCCGGCACCAGCCGCTGCTGACCCATGCCGAATTTGCCGAATTTGAGCGGGTGACGGCCGGCAACCGGCTGATGTGGGGTCGCAACGTGGCCACGATCCCGCGGCTGCTCACCGGGCTCTGCGAATGCTCAGAGTGCGGCTGCAGGCTGAAGTACATCGGCGGCCGGACCGTGCCGAGCCTGAAGTGCAGCGGGACGCTCTGCAGCCAGCTGTACCGCGGCACCAGGGAGGATGTGATCGCGCAGTATGTGATCGAGCAGCTGAGCCAGCGCGCGGCCGAACGGTTGGCGGCCAGTGTTGGTGCCGAGGAACCACCGGAGGCACGGGAGCTGCGTCAAGCCATCGCCGCGCTGACTGCCCTGGGGGATCCTGATCTCGCCGGAGTGATCGCGGCAAAGGAGCAGCGCCTGGAGCTCCTGTTGCAGCGGCCGGCGGTGGATGACGCTCTGGTGCGACGGATCAGCGATCCGCTGTGGTTTCAGACCGTGCCGCCCGACGAGCTGCGCGCGATCTTTCAGGCGCTGGTCGAGCGGGTGACTGTGACCAGGCAGGCACCGACGGCCATTCGCCTGCGGCTTTAGCCGCCAGGTAGCGCGCGTCGTTGCGCAGCACGATGGATCCGAGGTCCATGGGTCTGTTCATGCTCAGCACTCTGAGCCATGCCACCGCAAGCCGTCAAGCATCAAAGGCCTGAGGCCGATCTGCGGCGGATCGGCTTCATCGCAGTTGTGAGCCGGGGTCTGCGCGTCTTAGGGTTTCGCTAAGACAAATCCAGGGACACCGATGAGCACCACCTACAGCCTGACCAAAGAAGGCCAGACCGCTGCCGCCTCAGAGTTTGGGCGGATGCTGCGGCGCTGGCGAACAATCAACGGCTGGACCCAGTACACCGCCAGGCGCTGGGCCGAGGAGGCCGGCCTTGACGACGTTGTGCGTCACAGCGGCCTGTCTGAGCTGGAGCGCGGCCTGACGAAATCACCGCGCAACGTGGTGTTCCTCAGCCTGGCCAACCTGAACCTGCTGATCGCTGAGCAGCAGTTCACCGGCGTTCATTCGCGCGACTTGCTCGATCAGCTCAAAGGGTCCAAGGCGATCTGTGATCAGGACGGCAAGCCATGGGGGCCGCTGGAGTTTTGGGGATGCCATGCCGGGATCTTGTTGCCAGTGGCCTGGTTGGCGCCACCGGCCACCACGCCGGCGCCGGTGCTGACGATCGAGCAGGCTGTTGATCTGTGCGCCAGCTGGTCATCGCAGGTCATCGAAGCCGCCAAGGCCGCTGGCGCCAGCCCTGCTGATCTGATTTCGATCGGAGGCTTTGCCAGGCCGCTGCGGCTGCGGCAGAAGTGGTTGGCGGTGGCGATGGGCCTGGAGGTGATGACGCCGGTGGAGCTGGAATCGCTTTGGGACGTGGATACGTCCGAATGGCTGCCGGCCCAATGGCTTGAAGCCTGGCGCCAGACCCTGCCGCTGGCCGCAGCGGGGGGGGGGGTGAGTTCTGATCCGGTACCGGCTTGAGCCTTGCTGATCGTCTTAGCGATCGGCTAAGGTCTGCAGTGTGCAGCACATTCACCACATGCACCATCTATCGACTGAACTTGCGTTGCGGGCGTTTGAGGCCGACGCCTCATTCTCAGCAGCGCTTGCCGCTTGCCAGGCCGAGTTCCCGCCTGGGATCGGCCCCATCGAGGCCGCGCGCATGGCCACCGCCCATGGCTTCTCCTGGCTGAGCCGGCCATCTGGCCCTGGCTTTCTGGAGGTCAGGCTGCGCCATTGCGGCGGCGCTGACGCCGCTGCCGAGGGGTCGTCAGCCGCTGAACTGTTGGCCGGCCTGCTGGGCATTGTCTGGCCGGCTCAGGCTCAGACTCCCGAGCCAGAGAAACTATGCAAAATTTGCATAGATGAAGACCAGGCGCCGGAGCCAGTAGAAGCCGCGGCCGAATCGCTGGCAGCCGCCACCAATGGCGCGTTGGTGTCAGATCCAGCTGAGCCCGATCCGTGCACACCATTGACGCCAGAGCAGCGCACCGCAGCCCTGGATGTTGTCAAGGCGCTGACGGCCGCGCAGCGGCAGGCTTTCACGATCAGTTTTCGCGATGCGTTCCGCGTTGATCGCTCTGCCAAGGCGATTGCCCCGTTGATCACCGAGCTGCGCCATCTCGAGTTCTGTGATCGCTGGACCCTGGAAGCGGCCGGGGAGGTCGCGGCATGAACGACATCAAGAACCGCGAGCGCCTGCGCCGCGCCCTGGAGCTGATTGATCAGATGGCCGACGAGCACCAGGTCAGCCTCAACGAGCGCGCTGCCGCCACCGTTGATCAGAACCCTGGCCCCATCGGCATCGGCCGGATGCTGGCCGTCAGCCGCCGCTGCGATGCGTTGCAGCGGATCGGCCGGGAGCTTTCCGAGCTGCTGGACCACTACCCGCCCGGCGCCCTGCTGCCGGTGCTTCCTTATCAACAGGACATTGCCGCATGAGCAAGAAGACTCAGGCTCCCGAGCCTGATCGACCCAAACCCTATGGGCGCCGCCCGCGCCGCCCGCCTGGCCACTACGTCATGACCGTGCTGCAGCTCGACGCTCACCAGGCCGTCATGAACGTCATGGCCACTTACAACCTCAGCGCCTCCGGTGCTGTCCACCACCTCGTCCGCCTTGGTGCGGGCCTCGATCCACTCATCTGAACCCATGGCATCTGACATCCACTTCACCCCTGCTGCACCGGTCCGCTGGTGCCACTTGATCAGCGCTCGCACCCAGCTCGACGAGTCCAAGCCCAAGGCCTGGACCGCTGAACTGGTGCTGAGCCCGGCCACTGACCCGAAGCACAAGGCCTTCATCGACAAGCTCGATCAGATCTTTACCGACACCCACGGCCCCAAGAAGAAGCGCAGCGACAAAGGCCAGCCTTGGAAGCCGGACAAGGACGATCCCACCAAGACCGTTGTCAAGTTCAAGGCGCTGGAGTTCGTCCGCGAAGACGGCAGCAAGGCCACCGGCCCGCAGATCATCGATGCCAAGCGCCAGCCGTGGGACGGCAGCCAGATCGGCAACGACAGCCAGCTGATCATCAAGTTCGGCACCCATGGCTGGGAGCGGCCGGAAGGGACCGGCCTGAGCCTGCAGCCCAAGGCCGCCCAGGTGCTCACGTTTGTGGCCCGGGAGGAAGAGGACGCCACCGACGGCTTCGAGGAGCAGGACGGCTACAGCGTCACCCAGCCGGTTGGTTTTGTTGATGAGTTTGCCGAGGACGAGGCTCCGTTCTGATGTCTTCCTGGTGGCACGAGCAGGCCGGCCGCTTTCCGCTGCTTACCGCAGCCCAGGAGATCCACCTGGGCACCGCGGTGCGCGCGTGGCTGGATCACCCTGACCCGGTGCCACCTGCCATCATTCGCCGCGGCCGGCGTGCGCGTGATCAGTTCGTGCGCGCCAACCTGCGCATCGTCATCAGTGTGGTTGACCGGTACCGCAACGCCGCACCGCAACATCGCTGCGATCTGATCCAGGCCGGCAACGAAGGCCTGATCCGCGCGGTGGAGAAGTTCGACCCTGCCCGGGGTTACAAGTTCTCCACCTACGGGTATTGGTGGATCCGCCAGAGCATCCACGCTCACCTGGAGCACCACAGCCGCAACATCCGGCTGCCCACCAGCCACGCCCTGCAGCACAACCGCCTGCAGGCAGCAATGCAGCAGCTCAGCCAGGAGCTTGATCGGGTGCCTACCCGGCAGGAGCTAGCCGACGCCGCAGGCTGGAGCCTGGCCACGCTGGAGGCGATCCTGGCGCGGCCTCAGTCCACGCTCAGCCTTGACGCACCGAACCGGCGGATGGATGACGCTGCGCCGCTCATGGATTGCATTGCAGCACAGGCGGCCGATCCGCTGGAGGCCCTGCACGATGGCCTGCAGCTGGAGAAGATCCAGGGATTCCTGCACCACCTCAGCCCACTGGCCCAACGCCTGATCACCGATCAGTTTCTGTCGCCGGTCCCATCAAGTCTCGGCGCCTTGGCCAAGCAAGAGCACACCAGCCGCCAGCGAATCCGGGATACCCTCAATCATTCCTTGCGGCGTTTGCGCCAGCTGGCGTCAGCTCGTCCCCTGGAGCCGCTCAAACCACCGAAGCACCAGCCCACGGAGATTGGCGAGCAGATCGAGCTGAGGCTTGGGTTGTAGCTGCTTTGCTGCGGCCTGGCAATCCATCAGCGCGTGCTTGATCTCCAGTTCCGCGATGCGCCGCATGGCGTTCTTGAGTAGATCTTCCTGTTGATGAAAGGCGCACAGCAGTGAGTCGGCCACGCCACGCAGTTGATCAGGGTGCATCACCTGCAGCTGGCGCCGTTGGATCTCGATGCCCGCCGATCTTTCCAGACTGCGGTTGACGGTCATCCAGTCGCCCCAGCCCATGTGCTTAGTCAAGCCCTGTCGCCAGTCTGGTGACGACATCCTGGAGGCTGTGATGACGCCTGAAGGCCTGCAATGGCGCATCTGCAGTGGTGGCACCTGCCTGTCTGATCACAGCGGCAGGCGGCTGCTTGAGCGCTACCAGGCGTTGCTGATCGATCAGGGCAAGGAGCTGCCCGACTGGATGCACTAGGCCTTGGACCAGACAGCACCTTCTGCAGTGCGGCGTCTGCGCAGACCGGCCTCAACGCTGGTGCCAGGGTTGACGTAAAGCATCAGGGCGCCGGGCACGCTGGCCCAGTCCTGGCTGCTCAGCGCACGGCTGATGGTCCCGAAACCGCTCGACTGGTAGAACCCGTTGCCGACGTTGTAGGCAAAGCTCACCAGGCAGGCCTGCTGCCCCGGGCGCATCCGGCCCCACCCAGGAATCCGGCCGGCCAGAGTTTGCCAGTCGCGTTGCAGGCGAGCGTTCAGCAGCTGATCAGCTTGCGCCTGGCCGATCCGATCGCCAGGCCGCACCGGGCTGCCGTCGCCGTAGGTGGTGCTGCCCCATCCAATGGTCCAGGGATCGCCGCCGGTGCCGGGGTCGGGATAGGCGTGCAGGACGCAGCCTTCAAACTGCTGCACCAGGGGCGCGCAGATTGCCAGCCAGCTGCCGGACTGCGGTGGCTTGGGTGCCGCTTCGGTGACTGCTGCTTCCCAGATGGCGCGCAGATCGCCGCCGGGTTGGATGCGCTTGCGCAGCTCGTCAGGCAGCGCCTGATCGAACTGATTCCAGAAGGCCTGATGATGACTGCTGCTGATCTTCGTGAACCGCGCGTAGTCCCAGAGAGGAATCATTTGGCGTCTCCTTCAAGGCGGGCGAGCAGGGTTCCAAGGGCGCCGGCAGCCGTCAGTGCACCGGCAGCGGCGCCACGCCAGGCGTCGGTGCATTTGTCATTGCCACCGCAAAGCAACGGTGCCCCAAAGCCGCCAACGGCGGACAGGATCACGCAGAAGCTCAATGCAGCAATGATCCGGCCGTGCATGGCGAACCCTCGGACAGGACAGGCTAGGGATCGACTCGTGCTTCCAGCTTTGAGGTGCGCTGCTCCAGGTTGGCCAGCCGCCCGAACATCTCCGTGCGATCCGACTTGATGTCGATGTGAAGCTGCTCCAAGCGCTTGGCCACGTTCTCCATGCCGACCGTCAGGCGGATCACAATCTCTCGGTTCTCCCTGGCGCGGCCGGATGCAACGATCAGCCCGGTTCCAGCTCCTCCCATCGTGGCGCCGATGACGGCGGCAAGGATTTCCAGCACCGGCGGCAGTAAAGCAACAGGACAGGCTAGGCAGATCAGAAGGCTGCGCTGACCAGCTTGACCGTCACGTCGACTAGGCCGTTGTCGAGCTGCGTCTCCGCCGGTGCATCCGCATAGCGCCACATGGTCGTCGATGGGAACAGCGTTTGCGTGTGGCCAACTAGGGCAGTAGCCGACAGATCGAAAGGTTCAAAGTCGCCATTCTGGCCGTTGTAGTGCGTGCGGATCAACAGGGCCTCGGCGGCTGACAGGTTGGTGAATCCCAGCTCCATGGTGAAGTCCACCTGATTGCTGGCATGCAGGAATCGCACATTGCAGTTCTGATAGTCCACTACCGTCAGCGGATAGGCCCCCAGGCTGTAGCGCCTGGTCAGTGGTTCCAGGGACGGGAAGGTGGCCATCAGTTCTGCAGGGTGATCACCGTGGCGGCAATGGAGAGGGTTTCATTGTTGGTCGCCCTGGTCGCCCCGAAGTCGATGTAGCAGACCAGGGGATCGTTGGCTGCGGTGCCGGTCGACTTGTAGATCACGGCTCCGCGCACGGTCAGGGTGCTACTGGTCCAGCTGGGCGACGAGAAGGTCGCTGTCTCCCGGTCGTTTGTGGTGTCCTTAGCCAGAGTCACCGTGACCGTGGCACCGCCTGCGGTGTAAGCCGTGCCGCTGACTTCATTGGTGACGCTGGAGCGCTTCAGGTGCGCGTCCTTGTCAGCGACGTAGCTGCTGTTGACCAGCATGGCCTTAAAGGTATCGCTGGCCAGGTTGATGCTGGCCCGGCTCAGGTCATCCCAGAAGCTGTTAAAGATGAAGGATGCCATGAAGCCAAGGGCGATGAGCCAAGGTTAGGTGAGGTATCGAATGATCACGATGCCGGAGCCGCCGTTGCCGCCTGGTGCGCCGGCATCCCCCATGCCACCTCCGCCCCTGTTGTTGGCTGCCACTACGTTTGTACCGCCATACTTTCCGCCGCCGCCGTCCACTGCGGCGCCAAGCCCCGAAACTGAATTGCCTGCCCCACCTCCGCAATAAGTAGTTGCAGTGCCACTTATGGAGCTACTTGACCCTGATCCTCCGTCTTTACCGCTTCCTGCGCTGCCAGCGCCGCCGCCTCCACCGCCGTAATTGCTTCCAACGGAGTTAGCTCCGGCATTTCCTTGCGATGGAGTAGTTGCGGGAGTGTTGCCAGCGCCTCCAGCCGTCGTATTTTGACCACCGCCTCCGCCGCCAGATCCTCCACTACCACCGGCGGAAGAACCGGTCCCGCCGGCACCACCGCCGGCAGCGGTGATTGTGTTAAATGCAGAATAATCACCTTGGCTTCCAGTATTGGCTACACCACCTGCGCCAACAGTAATCGAATAAGTTCCAGCGCTAACTGTTGTGTAACCGGTGCGAAAACCACCGGCTCCGCCGCCCGCGCCGTAAACAGTGCCACCGCCCCCGCCGCCGCCAACAATTAGATACTCGACTGTCCCACCAAGCGAAACAGTTAGCGTTCCGCTGGATGTGAATGTGTGAATTGTATAAACACCAGATGTTGTGATTGTGCCGCCCGTGGCCGCCGCATGTGTTGCGCCACCGGTGCCCACCACCGACCCGCCACTAACGGCCCCACCCGACAGCGACGCCAGCGCCGTGAATGCCCCACCGGCCAGGTTGATGCCCTCGGAAACAACGCCCTCCAGCCGCACGCTCACGTCGTAGCGGGTCTGATCATCAGCGCCGTAGTCCTCGACCTGGGGCGGCTCCATGTAGCGCCAGATCCCCGTGGGGTTGTAACCGCTGGAGCTGCTGACGCCTGACCACACATCCGCTGGCAGATCAAACGCCTTGAACCCACCCGACTGCGCCACATAGTGCGTGGCGATGCTGAGCATCTCTGTCTCGGTCAGTCCCTGGAAGAGCAGCCGCAGCTCCGTGTGCAGCTGCACGTTGGAGAGCATCACCGTGCGCTGCTGGGCGCCAGGGGAGCGGCTGAAGGAGTTAGGGAACTGCCCTGGCGTCCAGGTGCGTGCGTAGGGCTTAAGGGTGGGGAAGGTGGTCATGGTTTAGTAGGGCCAGCTCAAGCCATTTGTTGTGACGCTTCGGGTGCTTCCATCGCTGTAGATGATTGTGGCAAGCTCAAAACCTGAGGTGTATCCAGTGTAATGCGTTGGAACGTATGCTTGCTCAGATAGCTTCAAGTTTGTGTAATAGTCACTGGCGCCAGGGGAGCCAAAGAAATAAACAGTTTGAAGCCCATACCGTATGTAAGAAATGTAAGTTCCCCTGTCTTGCCAAGCCACAAGATAACCTTGGAGCCGGTCTATTGTTTTGGGCGTGGCTGCAACCGAGCCATACGCAGAAATAGTTTGTTTATCGCTGCACGCATAATTGATTTGAATGGTTCCGTAATGTCCGGCAGGCGCTCCTTTTATGTAAGCTGCAAGCAAAATAGATGTTGCATTGGCAGCTTCATTGCTTGTCGTTTGGACGCTTGCGCTGTACGCAGGAAGCAACGGATCGCCGCCGGTGCTGGTTGGGTTATTGCTAACCGTAACGGTTGCGGAAGGATTGGTATTTCCATTTGCGCAAAGGGTCAAGCCCGAAATGGTCGGTGTCCCATTTGTTGCTTCGCTGTAAGTAAACGGAGACCCAGCGATCACGCTTGCATCTCTCAACGGATCCGCAGGGTTCGCCGTTGGATCTGGCAGTTGCGTGCCTTCACCGCTGGTGGCCTGCGACACCGCTCCAGAGCCGACCGAGCTGTTGCCGCTGGAGCTGGTGCTGGTCGGCACGCTGGTGTCGGTGCTGCTATTGAGGTCGCAGCTGGTGCCGGTCAGGTTGCTGGGCAGCACCAGGCCGGTTGGGGTCACGTTGGCCACATCGAGCGCCACCAAGCTGCAGTAGTTGTTGTCCACCGGGAAATGCGTGCACTCGTAGGTGACGACACCCTGCATGTTTTTGGTGATGCGTTCGATCTGGTAGTAGTAATCATGCACTGATGGGAAGAACTGTGACGGCGTGCGCGTCATGCGAACTCGGATCACATCACCAGGGTTCAGCAAGGCGTTGTGTGAATCCGGCTGGGCCGTGAACTTGCAGGTATGGGTGACGTAGTACCGGCGCGCCAGGATGTAGGCACCAACCTTGACGGCATGCGCCTCGCTGGTGCAGAACTGGCTGAGGTCGTGCGTTTCCTTAGGCCCGCTGGTGCCGCTGTAGGACACCTCAGCGGTGCGGATGATGCCGCAGTCGTTCTCCTGCTGCTGGCGCCAGATCACCTGGCAGGTGAACGGCAGACGATCAGCCAGCGAGACGTAGCTCACCTGGAAACTCTCCGGGGTGATCAACGTCTCATCGAAGACGTAGACCGGCGTGATCGCCGTGGTCTTGATCGTCCCGTCGGTGTTGATCGGCAGCAGTGGCCGCAGGCCGCGCTTGCCCTGGATGCTGCTTTCGCTCAGCAGGAAGTACCGCGCCCATTGCGTGATGAAGTCCGCCAGGTTGCCGCTGGCGCTGATGACGCCATTGCAGCTCAGGCCATTGACGCGCACGAAGGTGTCGGCGGTTGTCAGCGTGGTGGAATCGATCAACGCATCCGGCACCCGGCTGGTCTGCTGCATCAGCCACCGCACCAGATCGGGGAAGCTGTCCGATGCGGCCGTGGTGCCGTCCTGCAGCCGCGTCACCCAGATGCCGCCGCGGATGAAGATGTTGATCTTCTTCTTCCAGAACGTCGAGCCGCTTGGCACTGCGTTCTGAAACGACAGTGTGGTGACGCCTGGATAGAACCCGACGCTGCCGCATTCGGTCGTGGCGGCCGATGCGGTGTTTGATGGCACGCTCTGATAGGCCAGCACGTTGCCCGGCGTCCAGGTGCCAGCACGGGCGCCATAGGCCTGGGTGAACGTGCCAACCCTGCAGACGCTCTGGAACACATCACGGACCTGCACGCCGTTGAGCTGGCCCTGGCTCAGCGGCAGCAGGTAGAACGCCGTGATTGCACCGCCTGAGACATCCTGAAAACGACATTCACTGGCCTTGGGCGAGAGCATCACGCCGCCGGTGCCGTCGTTCTTGCGCACGCCGAACACCACAGGCACCGGCTCACCCATGACGATCGATGCCTGATCGCCATCCATGGCGCCAACGCCAGCGGCGCCGATGTTGCTGGTTGGGGTGTTGACCTGGCCGCTGCTCAACGCCAGCAGCGCCAGGGGATCATCAGCGCTGAGCCAGGTCATAGCTTGCACCCCATGCCCATGATCTGCGTGGTGAACCGCAGCGGTGGGATCTGCACCCCAACCGGCGAAAGCGCCGAGCCGAGCTGCAGCGCCATGGTGGTAAGAGAGGCGGTGCCGCCCACCACCTGTCCGGTGAAGCTGGCCACCAGGGTCTGTGAGGTCTGCGGCGTTGTGTTCCCGGCAGTCGGGTCGAACATGTAGAGCGACAGATCCACCAGCTGGCCGCCGCTGATCGCCGCGGTGAATGCCGACACCACTTCGCTATTTGCCGGCGCGGTCAGGGTGATCGAGGTCTCTTCACCGCTGACACCGGCGCTGAAGCCGTCCGCCTCAAACGGCATCCAGGTCCACTGCTGGCTGGCCCATGTCACCGTGGTGCCGCCGTAGTAGCTCTGCCAGCGGCGGTAGGTGGTGCCGCCGGCGTCATAGAACCGCAGGTATTGGGACTGAGCTCTGGCCATCTCACCTCATCCCCAGGGCCAGCCGTGCGGCTGGGGTCCGCAGCCGACCGATCACACCTTCAGCCACCTGCTGCGCCGTGCGCTGCAGATCCTCGACGGTGACGTACTGCTTGCCATCAAGCTGCATCACCGGCCCGGTCTGGATCGTGATCTGCGGTGCACCGCCGCCGCCCTGGAGCACAGCAGCCCCGCGAGCGCCGGCCATGTAGCTAGCCGAAGCATTGGCCATCTGATCGGCTGGGATGATGTATTCCGGCTGGCCGCCTTCCCCAATCAGACTCAGGGTGGGGCCGGTGACGTAGCCGCCGGTGGCGAACCCATTCCAGGCGCTTGTCGCCCACCATGGTGCAAAGCGATTGTTGTTCTGCGGGCCAGCAGCAAAGGCGGTGCCATAAACCACGCCTTGAGCTTGCGTGCCGGCAGCCATTTGCGACAACATGCCGCCACCACCACCGCCGCCGCTGGAACTACTGGACAGGGACGTGGGCACGATGTTGTTGGCGGCTTCCTTGATCTGCTGCAGCGACCTGAGCTCCTGATCAGTGGTTGACCTGATCTGCTGCTGCGTGGCCTGGTACTGGGCCTCGCCTGCGCGCATCCTTTGCTCAGCGATCTGCTTAGAGAGGATGTACTCCTTGTCTGCGTTGTTGGTCTGGATCTTCTGCAGCGCCAGCTGCTGCTCCAGTTGGTCTGTCTTGGCGCCGTGAGCCTTGGCGTTCAAGATGGCCGCTTCTGCTGATCGCAGTTCCTCCCAAGCCGTGCGGCGCTTGAGGTCGGCAATGTCCACCTCGGCCTTGATCTGCGCATTTGCTGCATCTTTCTGCAGCTTGGCGTTAGCCAGCTCCAGCTGCATGATCTGCATTGTCAGCTTGATCTTCTGTTCTTTTGTTGTGGCCTGATCGCGTTCGCTTTTGAGGATTGAAATGGCGGCATTATTAACGGCGATGTCTGCGTTGTACTTGGCCTCCGTCAACCTGACCTGGCCTTGAACGGCCTGGCTGGTGGCGTCCATGGTGGCCTTCAACAGTTCGGCCTTAAACTTGGCTTGTTCAATGGCTGCGTTGTACTCTTCTTGTTTTTTGCGGTCATCTTCAATCGCGTCGCCAGTTGATTTCAACGCATTGGTCAGGCTGTTTGCGTTATCTGTTGACGTGGAAATGCTTGAGCCAAGTGATTCTGTAGCTTTGTTAATGCCGGCAACAGCCAATGCGGTTGCGGCAGCGGCGGCGGCAAGCATTGCCCAGCCTGCCGGGCCAGACAATGCCTCCAGGGCAGCTTGGGCAATCGCGGCTGCTTTGATTGCTTCTTGCAGTGTTTTGTAGGCACCAACAACCAAGCCCAACCCCAATACCCATGGGCCAATGGCTTTGCCTACCGATGCGATTGTTTCTATTGCTTGCTTAATGCCGGCTTCATTGTTGACAAGCCACGTTTGAATGCCTTGGCCAACAGCCGCAAGATAATCCACCGCTTTTGTCAAATACGGCAAAAGCTGACCGGCAACGGCCATGCCAATTTGCCCAAACTTTGTTTTTACTCTTTCCAGGCTGTCGTTGTAAGCGTCGGCCTTTTTGGCGAAATCCGTGCTCATGCTGGCACCGAGGCCTTCGATCGCCTGGCGCCCTTCGTTGAGCATCGGAATCATGCCAGCACCTGCCTTGCCAAACAGCTGCAGTGCCAGGGAAGCCTTTTCTGCTCCATCGGGCATGTTGCGGAACTTGTCCGCCACTTCAAACATCACCTCATCAGTGCCTTTGAGCTTGCCCTGCGCATCCACTGCGCTCAGTCCTAATGTCTTCAGCGCCGATGCAGCTGGGCCTGATCCTGTAGCCGCTGCTTCTGCCATGCCTTTTGAGAGCTTGATCATGGCGGATCCGACGCTCTCGATGTCGGTGCCTGATTGGTTGGCAACCTGCTGGAACTTGCTCAAGTTCTCAACGCTGACGCCTGTCTTCTGGCTCAAGTCGCGCATGTTGTCGGCAGCATCAATGGCCGACTTCGCAAATGCCACCAAGCCAGCAACGCTCAAACCGGCACCCAGTGCCACCAGGCCGCCGGTCAGGTTGCCGACCACATTCTTGAGCCCGCCAAAGGCCCCATCTACCCCCTTGGCCGCAGTTTCCAGTCCCTTGATCTGGCCAGACACGGCCTGAAACCCATCGGCCTTAACGCCAATCTTGAGAATTGCGTCCAGCGTGGTAGCCATCAGCGGTACAGCTCCAGCAGATAGGTCGTTTCCATGATCTGCAGATCCTCGACCATTCCGGCCGGATCGCTCACCTGATACAGGCTAAACATCCACTGCGCCACATTCAGATCAAGCCCTACCGGGCCTTTCGGCCCCTGGCGCCATTGCGTCTGGAGGCGGCAGAACATGACCACGGCGTCCCAGTTCTCGGCCCACACCTTGAAATGCTTGGGTGTGGTCATTTCCTTCGGCAGCTCAAGGCCCATCATCTGCGCTTGGCTTTCGATGTCAGCGCTCCTGTCGCCGCCGTTCAGGCAATACCTTGCAGCGTCTTCGAGGTTTTTTTTCGCCCGCCAATGATCGATTCATTCCAGGCGATCACGATCGCTGCGGCAAAGGAAGCGCGCTGGATCAGCTCCTGCTTGAGGCCTTCGGTGAACTCCACCGCCTGGCCGTTGCTGGTGATGCCAGACCAGCCGACCAGCAGCTCCTCGGCAATGTCCATGTCATCGATCATCTCTTCGGTGGATTCACCGGCCTGGGCTGCCACCATCCGCAGCCGGATCAGCTCGTTCAGCTCGTTGATGCGTGGCTGGCTAAGCCGACGGAAGACCGCCGTGAACGTCTCTGCCTTGTGCGTGCGGTTGCTCGGCTCACCCAGGGACACCACCCATTCGTAAGTGTCGCCCTTGTCGATCTCAAATCCCATGTCAGGTCAGAGCAATGGACCATTCGTTGTTGCCGGCGCTGGTTGGCAGCGGCCGGAACGGCAGGGTAATCATCGTGATCGCGTCCTGCTCCTGGATCGACGGGGTATCAAAAGCGCAGGTGCTGGCCGTGAAGGTGATGATGTTGCCGGCCGTCTGGCCGTGCTGCCAGCTGATTGAGCCGGTCGTCTGCGCCGTCACGATCGCCAAGAAGTCCTTGGTGGCGAAGTTCGGCAGCTCGATCGTCAGCGAACCTTTCGGTTTGCGGCCGGTCACGAACACTTCCTTGGTGCAGCCGGCCAGCTGGCGAAAGGTGGTTTCCACCCCCAGGCTGAAACTGAAGTCGCTCATGCAGGCCGAGAAGCCATGCACGCTGACGGCCGTGGTGTTGTCGCTGTTCACGGCAACAGGGCTGGCCTGGGCGCTGTAGGTCGCTGTGGGCAGCGTCAGGGCGCCGGGGGCGCCGTACTGACCTATGTGATCAAACATCAGCGTCGGGATGGCGCCAGTGCTCATCTTGAGTTCAGCGGTCCCGCGCAGGCCGGTGAAGGCTTGCTTGGCGCCATCGTCCTTGTAGAAATCGAACGAGTAGCTGCTGAAGCCGCTGCTCACCGGGCTGTAGGTGACGCTGGTGCTGGCCACGATCGCCTCGGCCGCCGCGCTGCTGCGCAGCAGGGAGCCCCAGCGTGGTGCCGTGCCGGCCGTGCCGCTGCCCGCCAGCTCGACGGTGGCCTTCACCGGCACCGTGCGCTGGGTGACGATGCTGGCGCGGTTGCCGAAGTAGGACTGGATGTTGCCGCGCTCCTTGAGCTCCACCGCCAAGGGGCTCACGTCCAGCTCGGTGAACAGCAGCGCATCCGTCGCCGCCGGGGTGCTGCTGGTGTTGTAGGTGGTCTCAATCTTGGTGAGAGCCAGGCGATTGCGCCACAGCGGCATGATCAGTCCTCAGGGTTGGGGGCGGGTTCGGGATTCACGGGCTGGGGGTCTGGCTCGGGAGCAGGCTCAGGAGCAGGTGCGCTGTCATCACGCAGCACCCATTCCCAGGCCATCTCATCGAGCAGGTAGCTGCCGCCCGCAGCGGGGAAGGCAGGCAATGGCCGGGGTTCAGGCACTGCAGATCAGGATCGTCATCCCAAGGCTAGTAATCGCCTCAGGACTCCAGGCTTGAGATGCTGGTGCGGTATCTGACCGTGTAGGTGTTGATCATCCAGAGCGTGGACATATCGGCGTCATCCAGCTTGAAGTCCACGCCAGTCGGCACCAGATCAACCGCCAGGCCGCCAAGCGTGCGGTCGCTCATCAGCTCGTTGTGCATGGACACCGCGACCGGATCGGCATCCTGATCTGGTACCACTCCACGGGCATAGACCACCACCAGCACATCCAGCGACCAGTCGAGCTTGCAGGTGCTCACCACGGTCGGCGTGTCGCGGCCTGGCTCAATCACCAGAGCCGGCGCTTCATCGCGGTTCAGGGCCTGCTGGCGGCTGCGGTAGACGCGCGCATTGACGCCGCTGGTGTTGACCAGCAGGGTCTCAAAGCGCGCCAGGATCTGCTCTCGTTTGCTGCTCATGGATCAGGCAAAGGCAA